AGATACAATTCCGGGACTTCCATTCTTATCAGCGAGATTAGCAAACCGTTACTTACCATTGAAGACATCTAACCCTAACCGTAAACCGTTAGCGTGTGGTGAAGCTAAAGCAGTGGAGATACTACGTGACGTTAACAATGATGCAGAAGCATTTAAACGTGTATATGAAGCGTACCGAGATTGGTATGGTGATCAAGTTGACGATATGTTCTTCGAGCAAGCATACCTTCTATGGATGCGCCGGACAAACAAACTGTTAGATTGTTTAGAGTTCTTACGACCATTAGGTTTTAAGTATGAGCTATTACCATACCGTAAAGAACAGTTACAACGTTTCGTAGAATTAGTAAAATTACAGGAAGCACAGAATGTGGTATCATGAAAGTGATCCAAGAATCATCGTAGACATACACCAATACGTAGCCAGTGTATGTACAGCATTATCACGACAAGGTATCGAACTACGTTTTAACATAGACGAACCAAGAAGTATAAGTGAGCCAAGCCTACGAATAACCATACGGATGGGAGAATATTCAACTCACTTCGACGTGCAACAACACATGATACGCACGTATGGTAAAGACTTACGTTGGTTAGAGTGTAGCGTACAAGATATGATAACATGCATGGTAAGGAGAATTATATGCAGTTCATCGTCCCAATTAACGAAGCAAAAGTAGGCGAGTCACAGACATTACATCGTATTGATACGGGTAGTGATTGTGCGCGTACAAACAAAAGACATTTAAGAACTTACTTCAAGAAGATGGGCGTAATGCCAGCAGAAATGAAGAAGGTATTTAAGGCAATGGGCTTTGTAGGAGAGGTACTAGGAAAATGAGTTTCTCCCCACAACTAGCATTACACTTACATAAAGAAGAAGACAAAAAGAAACCAGCATTCGTAGACGAACCTTACGCCATCTTTGAGAAATATGATGGTTGGTATGGTTACTTTGACTCACGAGATAAAGTAATCAGAAGTCGTAACGGGCGAGCAGTACCTTCAGTGGAACATCTAATTCCATTGCTAGAAGGTCATGTAAACACTGGTATCTTGATCTTTGAAATTCTGTTAACTGACATTAAAGAGTTCTCAGTACTAAATGGTATCTTGAACCGTAAGGCCAAAGCAGAGAATGCTTACCTACGTGTACATGACTACTATGACTTAGTAGACCGAGGTGCAAACTTATCACCGCGTATGGCGAAAGCCTACCAGATTGTAGACAACATAGGTTCACCTTCAGTACTTGCAGCACCTATCCTTGGTGTAACTCGTGACTTAGATGCGTGGAAACGTAAAGCAGTAGAGGTGTGGGAATATGGTGCAGAAGGTATTATCCTGAAAGCATTGAACTCACCATACGCAGAAGGTAAGCGTAACGCAGGTCTGATGAAAATCAAGATGGAAGTTACAGTAGACTTATTAGTAGTGAGCTTAGTACGGGGCGATGGTAAATACGCAGGTACATTAGGCGCATTACGTTGTGTAGACAAAGCTGGTAACGTACACATGATTAGTGGTATGTCCGATACACAAAGAAAAGAGTGGTGGGACACACCTAGCTTAATCGTTAAACATATTGTAGAAGTACAGGCAATGTGCGTACTGAAGAATGGTAGTTTACGTGAGCCACGGTTCAAAGCGGTACGTTACGACAAGACGGAAAAAGACATTGATTAGACAACTCAAGACCAACGAGGTCGCGAGTATCTTATCACAAATGGTCAAGAAGCAAGATAACAAATGTGCTATCTGTGGACAGTATTTCACGCAACGTGACTATGCTGTACTTGACCATAACCACGACACAGGCTTCATCCGAAGCGCATTGCATAACTCATGTAATGGTACGGAAGGTAAGATAAAGGTTAGAGCGAAGTTCGGACATTCTGGTGTATCCTCTGAGAACTACTTGATAGGTTTAGGTAAGTACTTAGAGCAACATAAGACACCACGATGGAACTTCATTCACCCGTTACACCTATCGGATGACGAGAAGCGGTTAGTACGTAATAAGAAAGCTCGTGTAACTAGAGCAAAGGCAAAGACCAAATGAACGTAGAACAGCAGATAGAGTGGGAAGCAGAGTGCCTTGATAGAGGCAGTCAACGATATTACCAGAATCAAGAGAAGATGCGTGAGCATGGGCAGTTAGAACAAACAGACGTAGTAAGTCACTTGTTCAGACAAAGGATTCGAGAGGTAGGTGACTACTTAGAGAAACAATCAGTAAACCGTAAAGGTGTAAACGGTGCATACAATGGCTTACTAGCCAGATGCGTAGTTGACAATGATTGGGGACGAGTAGCATACATCGGTGCACAGGCTGCGTTCCATGTGGTAATGATTGGCACAAACAATACAATTATGAAACTCTGTCTGACTGTGGGTACTAGATTAGAAGCTGACTTGAAATGTCGGATGTTCGAGGCTAAGTACCCTGAATATTATCATACGGTAATGAAGTCGTTCAGAGATCAGAATGTCAGTGACTACAACCACAGACATAAAGTAATGATGAAGAAGTTTAACGACTTTGATCTTACGTGGAACGATTGGCGTGTAGAAGTAAAGATACACATCGGCCAGAGAGTAGTAGCCGCACTTATAGAGATATTCCATGATGTCCTGTACGTGAACATGAAGTGGGAAAAAGGGAAGTCAACATCAACCCTAGACACTACAGCAGAGTTCGATACATGGGCTAAAGAGTTTGAGAAGGAACGTGGATTCATGTTCCCGATGCTATTACCATTGAAGGTTCCACCTAAGCAGTGGGAGTTAGATGGTAGTACGAGCGGTGGGTACTACACCCCAAGATTGATGGCAGCATTGCCGTTTATCAAGACGAAAGGCAAAGACCATAAGGCGTGGGTAAGACAGCATCCAGCCGAAGGGCATAGACGTGCAGTGAATTCTTTGCAGAAAACTGCGTGGTGCATCAATGAAGATGTGCGACAAGTGCAAAGACAGATCTACATACGTGGACTCGCAATTGGTATGCCTAGCAACGTACCGTTGAAACCACCTGCATTTCCAGAGCATCTTGAGAATATCAAGAAAGCGTTACTGACTGAGCAACAACAAGCAGAAATTACTGATTGGAAAATGTTAGCTAAGACAGCGTATGGAAATGAGCAGCAAAGGAAAGGGCAAGTACTAGCGTTCATGCAAGTACAGAAATTAGCCGAAGAACTTTCTACGTGGCCGGAGTTCTATTTTGCGTACAATTGCGACTTCCGAGGCCGTATATACTGCGCAACGTCTGGTCTTACACCACAAGGTGCAGACACAGCCAAAGGGTTATTGCGATTCAAAGAGGGTGTAGTACTCGGTGCAAGTGGACTAAGATGGTTAGCTATTCATGGTGCTAACACATTCGGTGTGGACAAAGTTCCATACGACGATAGAGTTAAATGGGTTAAAGACAATAAGGTGTTTATTCAGCAAGTTGTAGAGGATCCAATCTCATATCGTAGCTTTTGGGGTAATGCAGACAAACCATATCAGTTCTTAGCATTCTGTTTTGAATGGGCTAGAACAGACTATGGTAACAACGACCAAGTGCTTGGTTATCTACCAGTAGGTTTAGACGGTAGCTGTAATGGACTACAGCACTACTCGGCAATGTTACGTGATCCTGTAGGAGCAAAGGCAACAAACCTTTGTCCAACAGATAGACCACAAGACATTTATCAAGAAGTGGCAAATGTTACTATCGCTAAACTAAAGTTGATGGATGACCCACGAGCGAGGAAGTGGTTACAGGTCGGAGTGACAAGGAGTTGCGCAAAGCGGCCTGTAATGACTTTACCTTATGGCGCTACACAATCATCGGCACGTATGTACGTGTTGGAGTATGTGATAGACAATTGGGCTAAGTTCGAATTAGAAGAAAAGCATCGTTGGGAGTTTGCAAACTTCCTAACACCAATACTATGGGAGTCAATATCAGAAGTTGTCGTGGCAGCACGAGAAGGTATGGATTGGCTCCGAGGTAATGTAGGTAACAACTTCGTGAAGTGGGTAACGCCAGTTGGATTCCCTGTGTATCAGTTCTATAAGGACATGGTATTAGATAGGGTAAAATCACAAATCAGCGGAGTCTTACGATTGTGTTATGTAAATATGGACGGATCAAATATAGCAAAACCTGCGTTACAACGTAGTGGAGTAGCACCAAACTTCGTTCATAGTATGGATAGCACACATCTAGTAATGACTGTAAACCGTGTGGATCTTCCAGCGTATGCCATGATACACGATGATTTCGGTACACATGCAGGTAACATACATAAGTTATTCCCAGCAATTAGAGAGTCGTTCTATGAGTTATACTCAAAGCATGACCCACTGAAAGACTGGGCATTACATAACAATGTTACAACACCACCACCGAAGTTAGGTACATACAACTTAGAGGATATAATCAATGCAGATTACTTCTTCGGGTAAGGGCATCACTACGATGCCCACTATTCCGATTAATGAACAACTAGTATTAATGCTAGAGACTATGTTCAAGCCTTTAGTAGTTACACCAGAGACTAGTATTAACGCAGTTATGTTCAATGCTGGTCAGCAGGCAGTAATCCGACTTCTGAGAATGCACTATGAAAAGCATAGTCAGTAGACGGACACAGCGGCGTAGAGAACAAATCTTAGACTTACAGGCCACTTGTAAGAAACAAGAGCAAATTGACGTACCAATACAACACTACTTTGCTAATGGTGTGTACGCACGAGAAATGAGTTTACCCGCAGGAGTATTAATTGTTGGTAAAATACATAACTTTGAGAATTTATGCGTAATATCCAAAGGTAAGGTACGTGTAGTAACGGACGAGGGTACAGCTGAACTATCAGCACCAGCCACGTTTGTAGGAAAGGCGGGTGTAAAGCGAGTAATCCTTGCGTTAGAAGACACAGTCTGGACAACATTCCATACATCAATAGATGATGATCTTGAGAAGATAGAACAACATCACATTGCTCCTAGTTACGAAGATTTCAAACTACTACAGGAGACACAACATGTCATGGTTAATTACCGCAGTGATAGCAACAACGACAGCATCAACAGTTGCAAATCAACAAGCGAATAAACGTGCTAATAAGAAAGCACAAAAGCAAGCCTTACAGGATAAGATTGATGCACGTAAAGCTGAGGTCTTCGCGGAGACTGAAGGTGAGGGTGTAGGTAGTTTAGGTAAGGTGTCATTAGGTATTAATGACGAAGTAGATGAAGAGAAAGAACTGACCAAACAAGGTAAGTCAAAGGTGCGCCTATCATGACAAAAGATCAGCTAGAAGCACAACATCTATCTGGAGACTTTAAGTTAAAGGGTGAGTTCATGGCTGGTTCGACATACCGAGAATCAGTTATCTCACGTTGTGAAGTATATGCAGGCTGGACAATACCATCTGTATTCCCAGTAGCAGAAATTAACGACAGTACAGAACAGCAAGGCTATTACCAATCAGTAGGCGCTCAAGCAGTAACAAACTTATCTAACAAGATAATGATGGCATTGTTCCAACCATCCAAACCATTCTTCCGTATCAACCTCAGCAATGAGGAACGGAACAAGGTAATGGGCGAGCGTGGGTTAACATCCGCACAAGTAGATGCAGCGTTAGCAGAAGCAGAGCGTGAAGCTATGCGTGAGTTAGAGGCAATCAATGCTCGTGTAGTAATGAATGATGTAATGCAACAATTGATCATCACAGGCAATACAGTATTGTACATGCCAGATGACGGTGATCGAAAGTTACAGTCTTACAGCTTACGTGACTTTGCTATTAAGCGAGACTTACGTGGTAACATGATTAAGTTGATCATTCGGGAAGTTAAGCAAGTATTAGCTTTACCAGATGAATTAGCAGCAACAGCACGTGCACACGGTTACAATGATAAAGACGAAGTTAGTATCTACACAGGTGTCTGTCGTTACGATGACGAGAAATATGTAGTTTGGCAAGAGTTGGAATCAGTAGCGTACGCACATACTAACGTAGGTAAGTACACGAAAGACACATTACCTTGGCTGCCGTTAACATGGAACTTAGTACGTAACAACGACTATGGCTCTGGCTTAGTAGAGACTTACGCAGGGGACTTCCACACATTGTCAACATTAGCTGAGACAATCTTAGACTTTACAACTGTAGTAACAGACGTTAAGTTCTTAGTGAATCCAGCGGGTATGACAGACCCTAAAGTATTGAACCAAGCAAAGTCAGGTTCATATGTACATGGGTTAGAGACAGACATCTTTGTATTAACTGCAAACGTAACAGATGCAACTAACTTCTTAACTAACCAGTTCGAGAGTGTATCACGGCGTATTGGTGCAGGTTTCCTTCTGAACACATTAGTAACGCGACAAGCGGAACGTGTGACAGCAGAAGAAATCAAGATGCAAGCACATGAGTTAGAATCATCACTAGGTGGTGTATACTCACGGTTAGCGTCAGAGTTACAGATACCATTAGCGAAACGGTTATTAAAGAAACTGAATAAGGCGTTTGCTAACGTCAAACCAGTAATCGTAACAGGTTTAGAATCACTATCGA